GCTGCGGCCCAAGTGCCGTCGTCGTCCTCATCAGTATCTGTCTGAGCTGCCTCGTGCGCATCCTTGAGATAGTCAGCCAAGCCTGTATGGAAGTGGCTCAGTGCGGCCTGAAGGTCTTCCACTTCCTCTGCTGTGATGCTCTCTCCTCGACCGTCGAGAATCATGTCGAGATTCTTCCTGTCTTCGCGGGAAAGAGCAGCATAGGCTCGAGCGAAGTCCATGAGGTCGTCGACCGACATGGGCCCCTCTTCCTCTGTGTCCATCGGATCCATCCTGTCCTCGATGAGGCGCCTGTTCTGACGCTCCAGAAGGGCTGAGGAAATCTCCTCGTTAATAAGGTCAGTTAACTGTTGACGTGTTATTCTCATTTATTCCTCACTGAACCTGCTGAAGGTTGTTTGCAACCACGAAGTCGAGCGAGACGAATTCAATGCTCTTCGTGGGCTGTACGAATATCTTACCACGAATTGTATTGTTTTCTATGTCGTCCTGTGTAGTTGTCGAGGAGTCGATCACGACCTTGAATCTCTCGAGACCGCTGAGCTGCTGAATTCTCTGGAGGCGTGGTGTGACCGCCGCAGAGAAGCGAGCGAGAGTTGCCTCGCGGTTTGGTTCGAAGAGGATCGTCTGTGCGATGTCGCGGACCTGACGACGGATGTCGATGAGGAGGCGGCGGACGTTGACTCTGTCGAGAGCTGAGGCCGAAACCTGAAGTGTCTTCTGTCCCCAGACCACGATGCCACCGCGTGGGTTTGTTCCCGCCTGTGGACCGCCGACGAAGGAAACGATCGGGTTGATCGAGACGTCGTAGAGTTTGTCCATGTCTCCCTGTGAGAGCTTGACGCGTGGCTCGAGAGCGTCCTGTGGGAGAGCGCCGCGAGTGAATCCTGCGGGAGCGAACCACGGATGTCCTACGCTGTCGTTGAGAGCGAGAGCTCCGAGGACGAGAACAGAGGGTGGAGCGTAGACGTTCTTGCCCGTTGGATCACGGTAGAGGACGTCTGGGAAGTATGCCGCTGCGAACGATGAGTCGACCGAGCGATTTACGAACGTATCTACGGTTCTCACGACCGAAGGAAGCTGTGTCTCTGCCTTGACAGATTCGTTGTTCTCATCGACCTGCTCAACGTCCATGATGTAGAGAGCGTCGAATCTCTCTTCAACGGCGAGCGTTGCTGCATCTGTGACGATGGGCTCACGAACACCAGGAAGCGCGAGGAGCTGAATGTCTACGTTTGACGTGTTCTTCATGACGTCGAGCGCCTTGAGGTAGGTCCTTACGTTCGGTCCTTCCTCTGGCTTGCTGGCTCTCTGGTTTGAGACTACCATGTCAGCAGCAACTGCAGCGTTGCTGATCTCTGTCTCTTCTGCATCGAAGATGTTTGTTCCGTCAAATCCGCCTTGCATGATGAAGGAGAACTTGGCAAACTGCTTGTTAGAGCTGATGTCTTCGACCTTGAAGAATCTTACCTTGCTCTCGTCACCAGGTGACCTTGCGGCAATTTCTGCAGCATTGACTGACTCACCGTTACGAGAATAGACGGCGTAGACCCACTTGTTAGGATCGGCAAGACCGTTTGATCCAGTAACAACCTGAACGTTCTCTAGCGAGAAGAAGTTGTTGCAGAACCTGTCAGCATCTATTATTCCGAACGCAGCTGTATCAGGTTGTCCTGGATTGCTTCCTGTAACGAACTTTGCTTCTGTGACAGCGAACGACGGGAAGAACTTAGCGAAAGACTTGAGAGAGTTGTTCGCAACAACACTGTCATTCTTCTTCTGAAGAGCTGCTGGGTGCTCGAACTGAACTCCCCAGTAGAAGCGGGAGTTGACCTGCTCTGTTGCTGTCCACTCTGTCGAAGTCGTTATCTTCTTTCTGAAGGGAAGTGGAGGTGTAACAGAAGACTTCGCAGCATTTGTGAAAGAAAGAACTGTGTTATCCACTGCGCTGAAAGGTGCGAGAGGTGCAGATCCTGATGTGACGAGGTGATCTATTCCTCTGAAGCCCATTGGTATTGCTGTGGGATCAACAAATCCGTTCTCGACGTCAGGGTGTACTTCAACTCTGACGTAGTTAGATCTGTTCGGGTAGTTACCTTCGACGACGAGCTTCTGCTCAGATTCTTCACGATCGAAGTCGAAGTAGGCATACACGTCGCCTATGACCTTACCGATGTAGCGGTCTGAAGAAGGATCGAGGTTAACTCCTGCATAAACTTCTCTTGGAAGCTCCTTCTTGTCCTGGTCTCTGTCGCTCCAGTAGCGAAGTGTAAGAGTGAAGGATCCATACTTGTTGAGAGGATCGCTTGAAACCGTGATGTTGTCGACTGATACCTTGAACTGTGTTGAGGCTCCTGCGCCGTCGTCAAGGGCGTGAAGTCTAAAGAGGTTCTGGACCTTTCCACCGAACTTCTGAGAAACAACCCACGGAGAAACAGCGTGTGAGAATCTGTCCTCGAAGGATTCGTAAGCAGGAACTGTTGCGTTGCCCACGTTTCTTGCAAGTGAAGATGTGACGATGAATGCAGCAGGCTCCTTGCTAGAATTTCCTGTTACATCTGCACCGTAAGATGTCTTAACGAGGCCCGTACCTGTGACAACAGCGAGTGTTGGATGAATGTCCCAGTTTGCATAGAGGTAGTGTCCTGCCTCCTGAATCTTTGTTGGATCAGTGTTGAACACGTTAGCGAAGTAGCTGCTCTTCGAAGTAGGGTCGAAAGAAGCCGTGATCGTATTTGGGTAACGTGAGTCTGTTCCCTTGTGTCCGTTGAGGAAGAGGACGAACTCCTGGGAAGGACTCGATCCGTCGGAAAGAGAGACAAATCCAACTGAGGAGCCCTTTGCAGCAGAATCAGTTCCAGGTGTGGTTGACGTAGGTGCAACACCTCCACCGCCCACAGAGGAAGAAAGTCTGAGAATTACTCCCGACGGAGCCATGATAACGCCTCTGATGATCGGAAGCGACGATGTGACACCAGGCGTTACCGATCCAGGTCCTTGAAGTCCTGCCTCGCTGAAGTATGTGGATCCAGCAGATTCAGACATGAAGCAACCGAGAAAGTAAAGACGACCCTCAGGAGCGCTTACTCCTCCCACAGCGTATGGGTTTGCAGAAATGGAACCGTCAGAATCAGGAAGACTCTCACCGACCACGAATCCTGCAGAAGTGACCTTACCAGAGGTCGAGTTCCTCTTGCGGCCGTCGCCCACGCCGAGAACCCTTAGATACGTAACTGACTGAGCGTATCTAAGCCATTCCACGACAGCAAGGGGACCAAACTTCTTTCCGTCTGTCTGACCAAACTTGGAATACCAATCGGAAAGATTACCGACTGTGACTGGAACGAACGCAGGTCCTTTCAGAGAGGTTCCCACAATTCCTGCAGGTATACCGACAGGTTGTTGCGTAGTTGGTCCTGAGATATCGATCTCTCTTGCCGTTACGCCTGCGCTTCCGAATTTCAGTTGTGCCATTTATCTGCTCCCAATTTCTTTCTAACTATGTGCCTGAAGGCGAATTTCAGACGAATTGAACACCGCTATTTGTAACGATGAAGTCGATCGCGATGTATTCCACCACGCGAGTTGGAACGACGACAATTCTACCATTGAGGCGATTGAGGTCGTAATCCTCTTGCGTGTTGTTCGATTCGTTCATTATGACCTGGAATGCTTCGACGCCGGCCTGTGATTGTATGAGTCCCAATTGGAACGAAGCGTCTGCAACGAACTTGTTGCGAACTGCAGGTGTGTTCTGTTCGAACACAAGGCGTTGAGCTATTCCCATGATGATTCTCTTGATCTCGAGCATCAATCTACGAACGTTGACTCTGTCGAGGGCTGACTTGTTGATCTTGAGCGTCTTCTGGCCGTAGATCACGTAGCCGAGTCTCGGGAACGAGGCGATCGGGTTGATGCGTGATTCATAGAGTCTGTCCTTGTCAGCTCCACCGAGTCTCACTGCGACGTTGCTAACAAAGTCGAGAGCAGCTCGGTTGAATCCTGCGGGAGCAAACCATGGGTAAGTGACTCTGTCGTTGAATGCCAAAGCTCCGAGAGCTGCAACAGAGGCAGGAACCTTGACCTTTCTGCGGTTCGTTGCGTCGTCGATGAAGATGTCGGGGTAGTAGACGGCCGTGTAGTCGTTGTCTATTGCCCTCGAGTCGAAGTTAGCCGCGGTCTGGTTTATGTTCGGCTTGTTTGTCGAATCATCGAATATTCTGTTTCCGTTGTCGTCATACGAAGGAACGTCCATGACGTACATCGAAAGACCGTAATCTCTAACCTTTTGCATTGTCTTGTCAGAGATGTAAGTCTCACGAATACCAGGTATTGCGAGTATGTTGTTGTTCGACATGAGTGGGTTCGTCATGATGTCGACGGCGGCAAGATATGATGCGACGCCATTGTTATTGACATCTTGACCAGATGGATTCGACGAGAAGCCTGAGATGCTGTTGTTTGCAGATGCACCACCGGAAGACTCAAAGGAGACAGACTTATCATTGAGACGACGTGCATCTCTGTTGAGGAAGTTTGTTCCGTCGAAGCCGCCATGCATGAAGTTTGTGAACTTAGCATAGGCTGAGAATCTGTTGAACTGGGCTGCGGTTCCCGTAGAGAGAAGAGTTGCGAACGTCATTCTCTTTCTACCACCTTCAGACCACGTGTAATCAGTCGTGCTCAGTCTTGCGTTTCTAACGTAAGCAGCTTCTCTCATGTGGTTGTTAACAGAGCTTGTGAGCTCTGAGAGCTGTTGGTTGTAGAAGGCTACCTTCGAAAGAGAGAACTTGTTGTTGTGAAGATTGTCAGAATACGATCCTGTCGTGAGAGCATCAAGCTTTTCGATGCCGCAGAACTTGGTGATCGATTCAAGAAGTCCGTCCTTCTCAGAGACGATGTTTGAGTTGAGGACGTTTATCGAATCAGCACTCGAAGCCGTCGAAGATCTCTCGAACTTAACGCCCCAGTAATAAGCCACGTTGGCTTGCTCAGATGGCCCAGGTGCTCCATCAAATCCTGCGCCTGACGTCTCGCCCCTTGTCACCTTGTATCTGTGTGGCACTGGTGGGAGGAAGGAGCTGCTCATCGATGTATATGATCCTAAGACTCCGCCGAGACGAGAATCAGTCGACTTGAGAGCATCAGAAACCTTGAGAGAAGGATTCACCTTGAGGAGGCTTGGTCCTCTAAATCCGAAAGGAAGCGCATTCGAAGGAATTGTTCCTCTCTCTATCTCAGGGCTCATGACTATTCTAACGTACTTCGAATTGTTCGCATACTTTCCTGTTGCAGCGAGTCGCTTCTCTGTGGGATTAGAAGCATCGAAATTGTAGTAGACCTTTCTGTCTCCTATGAGCTTGGCAACGTAATTCTCAGAATTCGGATCGAGGGAACAGTTAGTGAATTGTTCAAGAATATTCAAGGACGTATCGGTGTCGTCCCAAGCGCGAATCTGTACGTTGAACGTGCCGTAGGAATAAGCATCGTTGGTCGAAGCCTTTATGTTGCTTATGGAGACCTTGTAGAGATTATTTGCATATTCTCCGTCGTCAAGAGCTTCGACCTTAAAGAGGTCGTACTCTGTGTTTCCAAAAGGTTGCGATATGAAGAAGCTTGTTGACGGTGCCTTAAATCTTGTGTCGTAAGATCCAAAGACTTCCCTGAATGTGAGACTTGTCTTTCCGTCGGAGCTGACATTGCTCGATCCAGAGAGGACTGCGACAGGGCTTGCAGATGCTACGGAGGCTACGTTGGGGTCAACGGCAAAGTCAGCATGGAGGTAGTGCTGCTCCTGATAGAACTTGTCAGGATCTGTATTGAGAATCTTCCCGAAGTAATCCTTGTCAGAAGGATCAAAAGAAGCAGTTAGAACCTTGACGCCAGAAGATCCATCGACGGTTGAGAATGCCGAACCGAGAGAAGAAGATATGACGATCTTGAACTTAGAAGAAGCGTCTACTTGAGTTGCATCAAGCGTGGCAGGTCCCAGACCGACAGCAGCAGCAGAACTGGTGAGAACCATTATTCTGGCTGTGTTTGGTGTCATAATGAGGCCTCTCACAAGATTGACACGCGAGCCGTTGACTGTGTCATTGTCATTGAAGACCGGCATTCCGAATGCGCCGTTTGACGTTGGAACGTGCTCGGCTACCAAGAACTGAACCGTTCCAAGGGAACGCTTGTCGTCTGATAGAGCATCGACGCCACCAGGAAGGGTAAAGCCTGCGTTCTTTACTGTTCCGTAAGAAAGTGTCTCAGAGAGATCTGCGTCGGTTGAATTCGCTCCTGCACCGAGGACTCTAGTGTATGTTAAGGCTGCGCGATGCTTCAAGAACTCGTTGACGGCATAGGGTCCATAATGCTTTGGATCAAGGTTGCCAAAAGTCTGTGAGAACTCATTGAAGTTGGACACGGTAACAGGAACGAAAGCGGGTCCTTTGTTCGAGGTACCGATCACGGCAGCGGGGACGCCCACGGGTCCGGTGATGGTTGGAGCTGAAAGGTCAATTTCACGCTCATAAAAGTTGGGCGACTTAAATGTCTGCTCGGCCATTATCTAATCTCCTTCAATCAGTGATTCTGTGACATAACTATCACTGATAAATGCAAGAAGACTCTACTTAATCACAACAATTTCTAGATCTTCAAGCGATGCGCCTGTATAAACAGTTTCTCCCTTGGAAGTTGTGTTTCTTACTTTGATATATCCCCTAGGAATTCCAAGAGAAGCAGGGTCGCTCTCAAGAACTGCAGGATCGTCTGAGGAGCCTATTGCATAAACTTTTTGTTGTCTCCAGCCAACGTCTCTTTGATCATCCCTGTTGTTTTGCTGTTCATCAAGAGGAAGAGTTGGATCATCAGAGCCAAGCACGTACTTCGAGTCACCTGATTCCTCAGAGATTGAGGGATAAGCGTTGGTATCAAAACTTACGAAAGGAGAAGAAACATAGCGCTTGATGGGAATAGGAAGGCCTGGCGCAGAAGATACGAAAAAGTAGGCAGGAACCGTAACGCTAAATGTGTGCTTGATGTATCGCTCCTGTTGCGACATGTCATCAAAATTTGTCTCTGTATCGAAAGAGCCTTCATCCACTTTTGCAATGAACCAATAACCCTTTGCGGTGTCAAGACGCCAAGACTGTCCCTGGGGTAAGAAGGAGCTGAATATTTTCTCAAGAACCTGGTTGGCGTGCTGCGTGTACTGTGTCCAAATCGTTACCTGATATTTCGCTGTATAGAACTGCGGCATCGGAACAACAAGCGTCTCGTATACGTTGTTCCTTAGATTTGGAGCAAGATAAGCACCGTCCTTGACGAATTTTTTTCCCGAGAGAGAGCCTGTGCTCCTATCAGAAGAAAGACCTGCAGGGGATGAATTGCTAGCGCTGGTCTGATTCGGTAGAAAAATCTTGTTAATTAAGTTCTGATAGTTTCTATCTGACTTATCCAGTCTTCTTTTAACAACTATCTCTCCTAGCTGCTGATTTATTCCCCTACCGACTACGTCTTCGCCGACGCTTTGATTAAGCTCTGTCCTCATAATAGTGATGAGTGGCAAAATAAGCGTATTGTTTTTGTCTCTCAAGAGATTGCCCTTCTTCAAGAGAGCCCATTTCTCTCCTGCAGCAAAGATGACAGGAACCTTCTTGAGCGGTGAGGAATCTATTCCCCCGCACTGAGCAGATATCTCTTTGTCAAATAAGTTGAACATAGACATATCAACGTCTTCTATTCCGCAAGAGGGAATAGAAAATTCAGGAGCTCCTGCCACATTCTCGTAGCCGGTGGGCAGAGGTGACTGCCCAAAGTTTCTCTTGGCATTTGATTTTAATCTAGTCGACATTTATCCCTCACTCATCATAAAAGGAGGATCCGACGTTCTCTGGATCACCTTTGACAGAGACTTCCTTAGGACCCGCGAGAGGTTTGTCAAGGACACCATTGTCGACGAGATCTCTCTTGTCGCCGGTAGCAACTCCGTCCTGATCAAGACTCTCTCCGCGCTGCTGATGAAATTCTTTTTGAACTGAATCTGAATCTGTGTAACGAATGTCAGTTGGGCCGAGCGTGGGAGCAACAAACAGACCTTCGCGAGCTTTGACGCCAACGAGTTTGACTCCATCTTTGTGTTCAGGCATTCCGTAGATGTTTCGCATGAAGACACGCTCTGTGATCTCATAGAAGACATCAGAGAACGAGAAGAAGTCGCCGATCGCCACGTTGATGCCCTTGTCTACGAGATCTCTGTGCTGGACATATACTTCGACCTTGTACTGAGCATCGATTCCGAACTTATCGATCTTGGTATCGTTTTGGAAGTTATTGTCTACGAGGGCGTCAAGAGCTATTGGATTGTCATACACTTTCTTCAGCGCTTCATTGTAGACTCCGTGTGTCTTAGTCTTCAGCTCAGAAATAGGATAGTAATAGACTTTCTGTCCCACGACATCTTTTATTAGCTCTTTAGTGATGTCAGAGATGAAGTTAAGTTCTCTCGGGGTGATGAATAGACGTGCCATGATGCCTCATTTCTTCTCGAACAGAAAGATAAGTCCCATCCACAAAGGCCACCCAGCAGAAAAAATAAAAGAAGTAGGAATTGCAAGGACCTTGTTGGTTGCACACTGATATAGCAGACCAATGAAAGAGTTGCTTTTTCCCCACTGTTCTGCGGAAGCAGCGGCAAAAACGTAGAGGAAGTAACCGACTGCAGTGTAAACTAAACCTGCAAGTATCAGTAGGACGGTCAGAAATATTGACATGTTTTATCCAATCGTAATTGCGCTTCCCTTAGGCATAGGAACGTACTTAAGTTGCTTGTTCAGTGACTCAGCTGCTGCTGCATCTGCCTCGAGGAGTTTTTGATGTGTCAACTGTGCAAGAAATTCTTTCATCTGCGTCTGAAGCTTCTCTTTGTCTTCTCGACCTTGCGTCACCAGCGCCTCTCCGTTTAGCTGAAGGTCAGCATTTGGAATGGGTATGTTTTGAAACTTGGAACGAATAAGACCGAGAAGTTCTTTGGCAAGAGCAAGCGTGTACTGACGTATCCACTGACGCCCTGGTTGATTGATGGTTGAAAATGGAAGATTATCTAGCGGGACGTTAGAAGCACCGGAGATCCCGTAGATTGTCTGGTCCCCGAAAGCTGTCGGGCTTAACGGATTTTGAGGCGGAAGTACTTTACAAAATAGCTTTCCCACCTGAAGATCTGTAACTGGAATCGGGTATATCCTGAGCTTGCTTCCCATGATCTCATAAGAGTAGTGAGACCTGCGGACCCTGAAAGCGGATTCCAGCATTCCTCTCCTGAGGACGTCTTCGAAGATGGGAAGCACATAGAAGATCGTAGAGTTCACATACGACTCGTAGTTAAAGTTTGTTGCGAGAAAGTTCGTTATGTTGCTTGCATTGAGCAAGAAGTGTTGTGCAGCGAGCGGCTCACAGTGAAAGAGCTCTACGATTCTAAGCTTGCCTTTCTGCGCTAGACTGTCATACACATTGCTTCCGCTGACAACATCCTTGAGGTCAGCATAAATGTCATAATCTTGCTTACCTGCAACTAGGTCGAAATATCCGAATATTGCGTTCTCAGAACCACCTACGAAAGCATTGGTGGCATAAGGCTCGGCCATTCTCAGGAGATACTCGAGGGAGCGCTGTGTATACCTGTTTGTGATGTTGACAGAACCCGTTGCAGCTCCGAGGACGTTTGTCAACTCAGAGATGATCTTCGTCTCGTGGAGAAGCCTTGAATACTCGCAGACGGACTCTTCAAAACATGCCCAAATTTCTTTCTTGGTCAACTCCACGGAGAGAACGTCGTCGCCGAGCTTTCTCTTGACGTAAGTGACCATGGCATCAGCCTCTGATTGAAAATCAGAATCCGAATCGAAGAAACCGAACGGCGTCGGAGAAATCGTGGTTGAAAAATTAGCCATGCATCACACCTATCTTAAACAGATAAGTATGCGATTAAGCGAGTTTTAGTTTCATCCGCCGTGAGATTTTATGGCTCTTTCCTGGTGTTCGGCTGCTGAATTGTCTCTGCTATCAATTCTCTTTCAGGAGTAATTCTTCTGAGATCTTCACTTAGAAAACTTCTCTTTGAGAGACGAAGAAGAAGATTCTTGCGATATCTTTTTGAGAAATGCGTCCCTAAGAGAGCCTGGTGTGGCAGAAGCTTGTACAGGCTGCTGAGGAGCAGGTTGACGAGGTGCCTCAGACTGTATTGAGGTTTCAATTTTTTGCTCTGTCTTCTGATCAGGCCTCTGTTCAAATTTAATCGTAGAGACAGCAGGAGCTGCAGGTCGCGATGCAATTATAGAAGAGGCAGTGACAGTAATTTCTGGTCTGGTTGGTCTTCTTGCAACCTGTATGGCTTCTGCAACAACAGAAAGCGTCTTTTTGAAATTGATCTGAAATTGAAGGGGAGCAAAGTACCTGTTGTCGACCAAGACTTCTACTCTTGCCTTGTACAATCCTTCTGAAAGCTTCTTGTCCATTCTCGGGAGTGTGAACTGTACTACTTCGTCTTCGCCAGTTCCGTATCCGTTGAACATGTAGGCAAAGTCTTCGTTCTCACAGACGAGCCGCACCTTTGCGGGAGACATTGCAGTTCCTTCCATCTTGATCTTAAAAGTAAGATCATTCGATTCTTCTAGGTCTAAATCTACAGTTTCTGTCAGCGGTTCCATCGCAGATACATATCTCTCACTTTATTCTGTTGACTGAGATCTTTATGTCGTCGTAAATAGATCTCACCTTAACTGAAACTTTTCTCACAGCTCTTACCGCTATTTGTGATGCATCGGTTAGCTTTACCCTTACGGATCCTTGAAGCGGTCGGGCTAGAGCTTCATCATTTACTCTTATGAGTTTTGCCCAAACGACTACCTCTTGAATCTCTTTTAATGCTCTTTTAGCGCCTGACTGACCCAGTTCAATGAATCTAAGGACAGCTTCACTAATGAAAGCCATGAGACTGAATCCTTGTGCAACTATGTTTTGGTTTCTTCCAAAACCACGGGTGACCATCGTCATGCCGCGGCCGCGGCCTGGCGATAATCCGCCCCCAGGACTCTGTACTCTACCAGGAGTTCCGACTGGTATTCTTGCCAAGTTACACCTTCAGTCTTTCGAACACTGCGTCGATCGATGGATTTCCTGCATCATCAAATAGATTGAAGCGGACAACTTCGGTCACATTGTCGTCTTTGTAAAAAATCATCTGGTTGTTGACGATCTTCCATCTTCCGAACTGAACGTCATAAATGCCCTGTATCCTCTCGTCCATTCCAGTGACAACGTTATAGAGGTCATCAAGCTTTGCGATACCGTTTAAATCTTCTGATGCGTAAGAAACAGAACTAAAGAAAGTACCAGTATCCCAAACTACTTGTCCGACAAAATCATTTGAAAAGGTTATTACTGCTGCATATATGCCCGGTGCTGTTTGATGTACGCCGTCTGTTGTCCTAGCAGTGACAACACTGCCTGTTTGGTCGAGCACTTTATATCCGACGCCATTGACGCCGACGGCGTCGGCCTTCAGTTTACCGAAATTAACACTTAAAAGCTTTTGAGGCATCTTTGAATTATAGGCAATTGGATTATCGAGTTCAAATAAATTAATGTGCACGAACTTTCGTACGTGCACAATTTACTGAAAGATTACGTCAAAATACAGGCTGTTCAGGAGATGCTTGCTGAGGAGCGGCTTCCTGCTTTGGCGGCTGAAAAACAGCTATTGCGTCTGCAACGAGTGCAGCCTGCTCAAGCGAAAAAGCTCCTCTCGACTGAGCAAGTCTTGCTGCCTCGACAAGTACGTTAAGTGCCCTATTTTGTCTCTCTACGATTTCATTTTCCATGTTATCTCACCTGTGCAATTGTATGCACTACAAATTTAAACACTTGACATTACGTTGTAAATGGGCACAAAATGAGAGTTACTATATTTAGTGATCATGTCTACAACAGAAGTTTGTCAGACAGCGAGATTTTACAGAATTTTAACGCTACAAAGAAGAGATACGGAATCTAATGACCATTCAGATCGGAAGAAAACTAAGTTTGCCTGCAGGATATTCTCTTCTGCTCGATCCCGCGATACCTGAGAGCTATACGGGCGGATCAGTGTGGACAGACCTCTCTTCACGATCAAACAGCGCAAGCTTAGCAAATACACCGACTTTCTCTCGCAACTCATTCGGGGCAGGTCAGATCAATTTTAACGGAACAAACCAATACGGAGCGCTGTCTGAGCTGGGTCTCAGTAGAAGTTTCACAATATCTACGTGGGTTAAGAAGAACGATACTTCTAGCACGGGATGGATGGTGGGTAGCGGCTGGGTAGCAACAACAGAGGGAGCAGGTCTTGGAGTCGGTTTTGGTGTTCAGGGATCAACGCTTACTCTAACTACGTGGGGGAATCCTGGTTACGTGACGTGGAGCGGAATCGAACCTAACAAGTGGTATCACTTGTGCGCAGTTCAAAACGCAGGATCAGACTATAACGTAGGACCTTGGACCGCAAAGGTATTTGTGAATGGAAATCAAGTGACGTCTGGCAGTTTCTTCAACTATCACTACTACACGACGGGCGGGGCGGCTACGTCTTACATCGGCAGAAATTCACACAGTTCGATAGACTCTTACAACTATTTCGGAGGAGCTATGGGTCAGGTATTGATATATAATTCGATCGCTCTCTCAGACGCTCAAATTGTCGAAGTATTCAGTCAGACTCGTGGAAGGTACGGGGTATAAAATGTCTATAGTGATAAAAAATCCAATCATCATAAATGGATCAACGAGAGTAGGTCCAGGACAAAATTCATCACCGATTGTGACAACAAACCTTATCATGTATTATGATTTCGGGGATACGAGCAGCTATGCAGGTAGCGGCACTACAGTAACTGATCTCAGCGGCAACGGTTTGAATGCAACATTGATCAACACCCCCACTTATGCTTCTGCAAATGGTGGCTACATGAACTTCTCGGGAACTTCTTATGCAAAAGTTGGGCCTAATGCACTCATAGGTTCAATAGGAACAGGAGATTTCTCAATAGATCTCTGGATATATCTTCCGAATGCTTCGGGATACGGCCACATCTACAGCATCGATTCACAAGGAGGCTATTTCTTAAAACATTCCAACGGAAATGTTTACGATGGTGCCAGTCAAGCGGGCAGTGGCGGTGGCGGTGTGATCGGTAGTGGCGCATGGAAACATCTTGTGGTTTCTAGAATATCAGGTACGGCAAGATATTACGTGAACAACGTTCAGGCTGCCTCGAGAGCGCACGGATTTAATATAAACGCAACAACACTTTACATTAGAAGCGATGGAGGAATGGGAGAGTGGGTTACGGCACACATTGCCCTTCCAAAGCTCTACAAGAAGGGCCTTACTGTGGCGGAAATTACTCAAAACTTCAACGCGCACAAGAGCAGATTCGGCCTGTAGTAACAAATTAGAAAATCTATTTGGAATTAAGTAATTCTTGATCTATCCGCCATATAATTGTAAAAGATGTTCACTCGAGTTTCTCTCAGCGGCTGCGGCTGGAAGGTGTTCTGGTACTACGGAGTGGTACAGAAGCTTGCAGAACATCGCCTCGTCGATCTGGAGAAAGTGGAGTGGATAACGGCGTCGGGCGGCGGCGGTGCTGCAATTCACTTTTTATCGGGATACGATGGATATGAGGGTTTTAAGCGTGCAGTTAGGATCGCCAACCTCGTCAAGGCGGACAGAGCCCACAGGACTGTGACGGTGGCCGTGGATCAAATGGAGAAAGAAGCTCCAGATGACATTCACACGACGGGAAGACTTGTCATCTGCTATACGAAAGTATCTCTGTGGCCTTTCTACATGAGATATGAAATGATGGATGAGTTCCTCACGAAGAAGGACATGTTCGACGCGTTGAGGGCGAGCACTTCGATACCCGTGCTCAACGATGTTCTACGATTTAAAAACAGGCACTTGCACGTGGACGCAGGTCTCCTGTGCAATCAGCCTGCGAGACACCATAATACTCTGCGAATATCTGCGTGGCCGCTTTCTTTCGGGTCCGACATTAAACCGCAGCCCAGCGCGTTGTTTGAAAATTACACAATATCTGTTCCGCCAGAAGAGGTGGCTGAAAAGATGTTCAATGAAGGTCTCAAAGACGGAGAAAAATTCTGTCTAAAATACAAGAAAACCAGAGAAGTCGCTTCAAGATAGCGCAACTTGCTTCCAGCTTCCATTGTAGATATAAAATCTGTTGTTGGAAGAATCGTAATACATTGGCACTCTTCCTGAGATTGTCGACGGAACGGCTGTTGGCGGTCCAGCGGCAGCAGGTATGTAGAAAAATCCGTTTGACATTCCCGTTGAACCCTCAGAAGTATAGGTGTTTCCGTTCGAATTCACAGAGAACAAAGACGTACCGCTTGAGTTCTGTATAGAAAGATGGTCCCCCGTAGCAGTGGGAGAGCCTGACCTATAGACGATTCCTGAGTCCGTTGAAGTCGAGGATCCTGTAATATAAAGCCTGGCTGTGTTTGCAACGAATCCAAGACTTCCTCCGGCAAGTATGTTTCCGCTAGCGTCAATCGTTAAACGAGTTGTGCCATCTCCACCATAGAAGTTGTGTTGCAGAGACGTGTATGTGTTCGTTGCAACTCCAAAGACATTGGGAGCGCCTATTTGAATTCCATGAGAAGATCCACCGTAATTGCTTGTAACATGCAAAACTGCTAAGGGATTTTTAGTTCCAATTCCAACTCTTCCACCTAACGTTCCAAGAGTGCCGGTAACAAAAAAAATGGAAGTTCCTGCAGAATTCTGTACGTCTAAAAGACCTGCTCCGCCCGTAGGAGAAACCACGCCACCTTTTATGGTCATCGTAGGTATAGACGCTGAAGACGACCCAGAAACAGTCAACAGAGAAGTCGTTGATGTCGTGCCTATCGCTGTTGAGCCTAACAGAAGAGAAGTCGCTTTTACCTGCAGCGTATCTTCGTTCGTGTTATCGCCTAAAAAGCTCGAGCCCGACGTGACCAAGCTTCCTGAAACTACCATGGTTCCAGCGAAGACTGCTCTCGCCGAGCTCGAGCCCGAGACGAAGAACGTGGTATCGGAGCCGGGTATCTGTGGATTTTGAAAGACAATACTTCCAGATATACCGATCACGGAATTGCTTCCGTATCCAGAAATATTACTTGTTATTATCGGCACAGATTACCCAGCTCCTTTTACCTGATTATACGTTCTTTAGACGCTTGGTTTAGGACCGTTGGAGAAGTTTCCAATTTCCTCATCAAGCTCTGGTACTGCCTCAAGCATGAACTTGTAGCGCTTACCTGTCTTGTTGAAGCGGATCGTAAGGAAGTCCTCTTCTTCGATTAAGGTATAGTCACCGCGTTCGTTCTTGAGATGCAAGTCACCGGTGTAGATGTTTGCCCATCTGTTCGTTGATGAACCTAGCGAGTAGGTTACATCCGCGGACGGAAGGATGTTCGAATTCACTCGAGATGTGAACGTTACTGTGTCGGAACTTGCGTCGCCGAGCGTGACGTTACCGTTGAATCCGGCTGAACCTGTGACACCGAAGACGCCGCCAACCTGAGAGTTGCCTGCGAATGTCGTGGTTACGCTTGCGCCAGCGAAGGTCGTTGTGCCGTTGACTGTGACTGTGTCAGCGGCTGCATCACCGAGGGTGACGTTTCCGTTGACTGTTGCGTTACCTGCGAATGTCGTGGTTACGCTTGCGCCAGCGAAGGTCGTTGTGCCGTTGACTGTGACTGTGTCAGCAGATGCGTCACCGAGGGTGACGTTGCCGTTGAATCCAGCCGAGCCGGTGACACCGAGGACGCCACCAACCTGCGAGTTGCCTGCGAAGGTTGTTGTGACGCTCGATCCTGCGAAGGTCGTCGTACCGTTGACCGTGACAGTGTCAGAGGAAGCATCGCCGAGTGTGGTGTTGCCATTGACCGTTGCATTTCCAGCGAAGGTCGTTGTAACGGATGCACCAGCGAATGTTGTCGTACCGTTGACTGTGACTGTGTCAGCAGATGCGTCACCGAGGGTGACGTTGCCGTTGAAGCCAGCAGATCCCGTAACGCCAAGAGCGCCTCCAACCTGTGAGTTACCTGCAAAGGTCGTCGTGACTCCAGAACCCGCGAAGGTTGTGGTGCCGTTGACTGTCACAGTGTCGGCCGAAGCATCTCCAACCGTGACGTTACCGTTGAGGGTTGCCGCACCTGTAACAGTGAGACCGCCGCCAACTGTGGCATTGTCAGATGTTGAGAGACGATAGAACGAACCAGTGACGCCTGTGAGGGTGTCGGTCGTCTTGTTGTAGGTGAGACCTGAGTCAGCACCGAACGCGCCACCATCGTTGAACTGGATCTGTGTGTCGACACCGGCGACGAGTGCTGCCGCGTTCATCGAGGCTGCAATCGTAACCGATCCGTTAGATCCTGTTGTGATGGTAACGTTGTTACCTGCGACGAAGGCAGAGGAACCGTCGGTAAGTTTCGTGAGCGAGCCACTGAGGCCTGCGTTGAACTTGACCGCACCTGTGAAGGTGGTTCCGCTGACTGTTGCAACGACACCGTCATTGATTGCAAGTGAAACAGATCCCGAAGATCCGCCGCCAGTGAGACCGTTTCCAGCCGTGACGTCGGTTATGTCAGCTTGTGTGCTGATTGTTACGGAACCATTTGATCCAGTAACGATCGAGATGTTGCTGCCTGCGATGAGGTAAGAAGAACCGTCAGAGAGCTTGGTGAGTGAACCACTGAGCCCCTGGTTGAAGGTTGCTCTGCCGTTGACCGTGATGATGTCAGCAGCTGCATCACCGAGGGTGACGTTGCCGTTGAAGCCGGCCGATCCAGTGACGCCAAGGACGCCGCCGACCTGTGAGTTTCCAGCGAAGGTGGTTGTAACACCTGCACCAGCGAAGGTCGTTGTGCCGTTGACTGTGACTGTGTCGGAAGATGCATCACCGAGGGTGACGTTGCCGTTGAAGCCGGCCGATCCAGTGACGCCGAGTGTTCCTCCAACCTGTGAGTTACCTGCAAAGGTTGTTGTGACTGAAGAGCCGGCGAAGGTTGTCGTACCGTTGACCGTGACTGTGTCAGCGGCTGCGTCACCGAGCGTAGCGCTTCCGTTAACAGCAAGGCTGTTGTTGACTGTGGTTGTTCCTGTCGAAGCGCCGAGAGCTATAGCTGTTGCAGCGCCGCCGAGGTTGAGTGTCGTGACAGTCGAGTTGAGGAGGTTGAACGTCGTTGCCGACGATGTCATGTCTCCACCGTTAACTGCTACGTCACCGGCGATTGTCAGGGTGTCAGTTGTCTTGTTGTAGGTGAGACCAGAATCGCCTCCGAAGGCTCCTCCATCGTTGAACTGGATCTGTGTGTCAGCTCCGCCGACGAGAGATCCTGCGTTCATTGATGCAGAGATTGTGATCGCACCGTTCGAACCAGTCGTGACCGAAACGTTGTTTCCTGCTATGAAGGCGCTGGTTCCGTCTGTGAGCTTCGTGAGAGAGCCACTGAGACCTGCGTTGAACTTCACAGCTCCGGTAAACGTAGTACCACTGACCGTTGCAACAACACCGTCGTTAATTCCGAGAGTAAGATCTCCAGATGTGCCACCGCCCGTGAGACCGGTTCCGGCAGAAACGCTTGTGATGTCTGCTTGCGTGCTGATTGTTACTGATCCGTTGGATCCTGTAACGATCGAGATGTTGTTACCAGCAACGAGATAGCTGCTTCCATCAGAGAGCTTGGTGAGTGAACCACTGAGCCCCTGGTTGAAGGTTGCAGAACCGTTTACTGTGACCGTGTCTGAAGAAGCGTCTCCGAGGATTGTGCTTCCGCTGACTGTGAGGCTGTTCTTGACTGTTGTCGTACCAGAGGTAGCGCCAAGAGTCATTGCTGTTGCAGCTCCACCAACATTGAGCGTTGTAACAGTCGAGTTGAGGAGGTTGAACGTCGTTGCCGACGATGTCATGTCTCCACCGTTAACTGCTACGTCGCCAGCGAACGTTGTTGTAACACCTGCGCCTGCAAAGGTCGTCGTACCGTTGACAGTGACTGTGTCAGCGGATGCGTCACCGAGAGTGACGTTGCCGTTGAATCCAGCTGAACCAGTGACGCCGAGGACGCCTCCAACTTGGGAGTTGCCTGCGAAGGTGGTTGTAACACCAGAACCGGCAAATGTTGTCGTTCCGTTGACCGTGACAGTATCGGAAGACGCATCGCCAAGAGTTGTGTTACCGTTGACCGTTGCATTTCCAGCGAAGGTTGTGGTGACTGCTGCTCCAGCGAAGGTCGTCGTGCCGTTGACTGTCACTGTATCAGCAGATGCATCACCGACTGTAACGTTTCCGTTCAATGTAGAAGCACCTGTAACGGTAAGGCCGCCGCCAACAGTTGAGTTACCTGAAGTGCTGAGGCTAAAGAACGATCCTGTCACACCCGTGAGGGTGTCGGTCGTCTTGTTGTAGGTGAGACCTGAATCTCCGCCGAACGAACCAGCATCGTTGAACTGTAGCTGTGTGTCTGAACCGCCAACGAGAGAACCGGCGTTCATTGAGGCTGCAATCGTAACTGCGCCCGAAGATCCAGTTGTGATCGTAACGTTTGCTCCTGCAATGAATGCGCTTGTTCCGTCAGTCAACTTGGTGTGAGAGCCGCTGAGGCCAGTGTTCGAAACGAGGAACACAGAAGATCCCGCACTGTTCTGAACATCAACAAGAGCACCTGTCTGTCCTGCAACACCCGCCTTGACGAGGAGGACCTTGTCAGAAGATGTTGAAGATCCAGAGACAAGAAGCTCTGTCGTGTTGGTTGGTGTGGTTCCAACTGCAACTCTTGATCCCGAAACAACGAGTGCATTGGCTCCATAGGCGCCAGCGATGACCCTGTTGTCAGAAGTAACTTCAAGAATTGGAAGTCCTGAAGCGTTGTTGACCGAGAGGAGAGATCCCGACATGCTGTCTGAGACAGAGAAGAGAGATCCTGATGAACCTACAACCTCAAGCTTTCCTGAAGGCTGCGTGGTTCCGATTCCGAGGCTTCCGCTGGCATTGTGCCAGAAGAGTCCGTTGGTACCGCTTAGTACGCCGCCCGTTCCAGCAAGAACGACTTGTCCTGCCGAGACGTTGCTGCTTGTTAGAGAACCGCTGATGTTTGCAACCTTGAGAAGGTTTGAGGCCTTCGTGAAGGTGAAGTTTGCATTTCCACCAAAGACGCTGCCGTCATTGAACTGAACCTGCGTGTCAGCTCCGCCAGCGTTTGCTGTAACAGTGATAGCACCGTTAGAGCCTGTGGTGACCGACATGTTGGTTCCAGCGATGATGTAGCTGGTTCCATCAGCGAGTTTCGTGTGAGAGCCGCTGATACCTGCATTTACCTTGACAGCACCCGTGAAGGTTGCGCCGCTGATTGTTGCAACAACTCCGTCGTTGATCGCAAGAGTAAGGCTGCCTGAGTTTCCGCCACCTGTGAGACCAGTTCCTGCAGTAATGTCAGTTATGTCTGCCTGAGTACTGATTGTGACAGCTCCGTTAGAGCCAGTTGCGATGGAGATGTTGTTACCTGCGATGAGGTAGCTTGTTCCGTCAGCGAGTTTCGTGAGAGAGCCGCTGAGACCCTGGTTGAAGGTTGCGCGACCATTGACGGTAACCGTGTCAGCGGCTGCGTCACCGAGGGTGACGTTTCCGTTGAATGCAGCGGAACCTGTGACACCGAGAACTCCGCCAACCTGTGCATTACCTGCAAAAGTTGTTGTAACTCCCGAGCCAACAAACGTTGTCGTACCGTTGACAGTGACTGTGTCTGACGAAGCGTCGCCGAGGGTGGTGTTACCGTTAACTGCTGCATTACCAGCAAATGTTGTCGTAACTGATGTACCCGCGAACGTCGTTGTGCCGTTGACTGTGACTGTGTCAGCAGATGCGTCGCCGACTGTGACGTTACCGTTGAGTGTAGAAGCTCCGGTAACCGTGAGTCCTCCACCAATTGTAGCATTGTCGGACGTGGAAACACGATAGAAAGATCCTGTCACGCCTGTGAGTGTGTCAGTTGTCTTGTTGTATGTGAGTCCAGCGTCACCGCCGAATGCGCTTCCACCGTCATTGAACTGGATCTGTGTGTCAGCTCCAGCAACGAGTGTGGATGCGTTCATCGTGCCGGCGATGGTGATCGAACCATTCGATCCTGTCGTGACGACGATGTTAGATCCTGCAACGAGGTAGCTCGAACCGTCCGTGAGCTTCGTAAGAGAACCGCTGAGACCGCCTGTCGCTGTGAGAGCTCCAACTGTCTGCAGTGTTCCTTGGACTACAGTGTTGCCTGTCGAAGAGGCAACAGTGAACTTGCTGTTACCTGAAGAGTCGCTAACAGTGACTCCTGTCGAACCTGCGTTGAACTGTGTGACTCCGCTTCCGTTCTTGAGTGAAACGCTTCCGGAACCCACAATTGAGCCGCCGAAGAGTGTGTAGTCTCTGGTGGACGATCCAGAGACGAAGAACGTAACGTCACTCGGGATTGTCGGGAACAGGTTGTCCGGTCTGTTCGCGATCACTACTGATCCAGTAATTCCTACGGCGGAATTAGACTGAATACTGCCTGATATGCTACTTAATACTAACGCCATGATGCATTTCTCCTAGGAAAGAGGCTTGCGCTAATTATTAAGCATCGAGATGTTTGTGAATTTAAAGACGATCTTAAAGATCAGGTCTCGGGCCTGTCGAGAACTTGCCCATCTCCTCGTCAAGTTCTGGCATGGGGGTCATATTTATTTTGTATCTCTTACCCGTCTTGTTGTTTCTAACAGTGAGGCAGTCGTCCTCTTCGATAATGGTCCAGTCGCCGCGCTCGTTCCTGAGGTGTAAGTCACCCGTGTAGATGTTCGACCATCTCTTAGTGACTGAACCGAGAGAATAAGACACGTCGCTACCTGGTAAAAGCGATCCAGTAACAGACATCGTTCCATTGACAGCAAGCTTGTCAGATGTCGCTGTTGTGCCTATTCCTACATTACCACTACCAGAGACAAAAAGAAGGCAATTACCTGAGCTGTTCTGGATGTCTAGGACGGGTGCTCCTGCAGAAGGATTACCGGGTCTCAACGTGAGTGTCGATTGATTGATACTCGCTGATCCAGAGACGAAAAGTCTCGCCGAGAACGAAGTGGTTCCTATTCCTATTCCTGAACCGTTGTCGTAGACCTCGCTGTCCCCGAGCGAAGTAGAAGAAGTGTACTTTGAAAGGTAATTTAAAGTTCCTTGACCGAAAAGAGTACCAGACTCTGAGTTAGAGGATATTGTCACCGCTCCCGTAGATCCAGTAGTAATCGTAATGTTGCTACCGGCAACGAGATACGGTGATCCATCAGACAGTTTCGTCAGAGAGCCGGAGAATGCCGTAGCATAGACGTTGTTCCACTTCTTTGTAAGAGAACCAAAATCATACGACGAGTCTATTCCCGGTGTCAAGGAACCGGTTATGGCAGCTGACCCTGTTATCGTCGTTATTCCAACTAAGCTTGGTGAATCTATTCTCATTTCAGATTTTGGAGATAATGTACACCACGCAAGAGATGAATAAACGTGACAAACATTAGTCTTAAGGAGCCTTAAGTAATTCTACTACGGTTCCCTGTGACTGTTATTTATAAAATACCGAAAATTTATGAAAGAGAATTTACAATTTGTGAAAGAGAAGCGATGTCTTCCGCATCGTCAATTTGAATTTGCAACATCGCATATCGCTCCCTAATTTCTTGACGAGCATTTTCAGCCTGAGAAAAAGCAAGACCGGGTATCTGCTTTGAAATTATTTCATCGTAAGGAGAGAATTCCGCTGCCCTCGAAGCTCGTCTTTTATTGTGAGCTATTTCCTTTGCCTTATCAATATTAATTTTTATCATGAATTATTCTCAAAATCAGATGAGCTGCCTCCGATGCCATCAGTCAATATCCCGGGATCTATTTCCCACGCAGATCTAAAAGTTCTATCTTCGGGAACGTCGGCGGCATCTATGATCTTAAAAGGCTTGCCAGCTGGTACGTCTTTTAAAGCGATGTTGATTATCCCATAAGCGGAAAGAGCTTCAGGAGACGGCACTATAATAGCAACGCCGCCGTCTTCAGTCTGATAGACTATCCTTAGACTCATGCCATCTCCTGAATCAAATCTTACCTAAAAATTGTAGCATTAACATTTGAAGCATCAGCAGCGGTAAATCCGCTGGTTAATGTTGATACTCTAAATAGGCTAGACGTTCTGGGGGTGACATCATCTCTAGATTTTATAATATCGACACCACTTGTACCACCAACAGAAAGAGATACAGTGTAGTTTTCGTCAGGCATGGGAGAAGAAAAATTCACAATGTAGTCTCCCGTTCCGTTGTCAGTTATACTAGAGACGTTCTGGCTAGCTCTGATGGATATCGTGCCCGTTCCATTAAAGTTTACCCAGGCACGAGCACCGTAGTACGGTGCCGATCCTGCCGTGGGTGTAATATTCCCCAACGTAGAAGCGCCTGATCCCCCAGCTACTGGGCCGCCTACTGCGATGTATCCAGACGTAGGGATGGAAAATGTAATGCTTGCTTGCGTAGAAGAAGTCGCTGTCGCGGACTTCGGTATCATCTTGTTGAAAGAGGTGTCAAAAACCTCGATGTCATAGAGGCTTAGCCCGATGTCGTGATTTACGGTGACGGAAGTTGCATCCGAGAACGAAGCAGTTGCATAAGTGATCGCTCCAAGTGATATTGTGACGGAACCGTTAGATCCTGTGAGGACAACTATTCCATCACCCGCTCTTAGATAAGAAGATCCGTCTGTAAGATTGGTGAGCGAGCCAGAGAGACCAGCAGAATGCTTTGTAACACCTGTAAAAGTTGTTCCACTCACAGTAGCCACGACTGAGTCGTTTACTGAGAGCGTGACATTACCAGATGTTCCTCCGCCAAGTAGACCGTTACCTGCGTTTACTGAAGTAATGTCCCCCACAGTACCGTCATTGGTGATAACAACAGATCCATTAGAGCCTGTAGCAATACTGATTCCTGGTCCGGCAACGAGATAGGAGGATCCATCAGTAAGTCTGGTCAGGGAGCCACTGAATCCTGTAGAAGCAACAACATAAGTTCCGGTGACAGCTTGCGTGTTTTTGTTGTACGAGAGACCTGGGCTGGCGCCAAACTCTCCGCCATCATTAAACTGTATTTGCCTGTCAGATCCTGCGATAACTGCGGCACCATTCATAGAAGAAGAAATGGTGATGGAACCGTTAGAGCCCGTAGTTATTCCGATGTTGTTTCCTGCAACAAGATAAGACTTGCCATCTGAAAGCTTCGTTAAAGAACCGCTGAATCCAGTTGTGGCAACAATTGTCTGAGAAGTTACGTTGGACGAGAAAGATCCGAAAGAAGCAGAGAGTATTCCCACATGGTCTATGGATGCAACTGTATTTCCGCTGTAATTTCGTACATCAACGACTTTTGCTGTAGGCGATGTAACACCAGCTTGCAAAATTGCGACGGGAGTGGATGCTGAGGAAGTACCAACAAGGTGAAATCTAGCAGACGGAGAAGCGGTTCCTATCCCGACAAGTGAACCTGTCACTGTAAGCGTGTTAGAGCTAAATCCTCCACCTAGAATGACCCTGTTGTCCGAGAAGACCTCGAAGATCGGGATTCCGTTGACGCCACATATTGAAATCAGTGATCCGCTTAAGTTGTCTGTGACGGAGAAGAGAGAACCAGAAACTCCAAACACCTCTAGCGGCATATTGGGTGAATTGGTTCCTATGCCAAGACGACTATTGCTGCTATCCCAAAAAAGTCTAGAATTAGAACCTGTTATCAAGCCACCAGGTCCTGAAAAAACGATCGAACCAAGAGTAAGACCAGAGCCTGTTAAAGATCCGCTTATGTTAGCTGCAAAAATATTCCGCCAATTATTGTCCGTTGTTCCAATGTCGTAATTAGAATCAATACCTGGAGTTATGTTTCCATGAAATTGGGACGTGCCGTATGCTTCTAGATCGTTTGAAAAAACTTTCCATCGCTTGACGCTTGAACCAAGATTATAAGAAGCATCGAGGCCTGGTAAAAGTGATCCTGTGAGAGAGGAATCCCCAAGAACGGTGAACTTGTCGCCTCCTGATACTGTTCCAATACCCACGGAAGATCCGTCATCGTATATGATGCTGTCAGTAAGGGTGTTGGTATCCTGCCACTTAGAGACGTAGTTGGGAGATCCAAATCCATCGACGAGGCTTCCACCGTTGGTTCCTCCCACCGCATCAATTACGATGGTTCCATTAGAGCCAGTCGTAACGATGACGTTTGATCCGCCTATGATAAAAGGGTCTCCGGACGAAAGTCTTGTAAGAGAACCTGTAAGACCAGCGTTAAATTTAACGACTCCTGAAAAAGTAGAACCGCTAAGAGTAGCTACGACAGAATCATTTATGCTGAGTGTTCTATCGGAACTAAGATCTCCCCCACCGATGAGACCGTTTCCTGCTATGATTGATGTAGTCTTTAAAACCCTGTTGTCGAGGCTACTTGTCAAATTGGTGACTTGTGTCTCAGCAATTTGGACAGACGTGAGTGATACGTTTGTTATTCTTCCTTGTAGATCAGTAGTAAAAACAGGGATTTGACTTTGACTTCCGTAAGTGCCTGCAGATCCCGTATTACTCAATGCTACGGTAATTCGTCCCGTAGATCCTGTAGTAACGTTAATTCCTACGCCTGAAGCGATGTACGACGTCCCATCGGTAAGTCGCGTGAGAGAGCCGCTAAGTCCTGAATTGAACTTAATCGGACCCGTAAAAGTAGTTCCACTGACTGTAGCAACAACAGAGTCGTTGATTCTCAAAGAGACAGAGCCGTCTGTCCCACCACCTAAAAGACCAGTGCCGGGCGATACACCGCTTATTGTGCCGCTGTTTATTGTCGAAAGAAAAATTGATCCATTGGAGCCTGTCACAACGGACATGTTTCCGCCGGCTATTATGAAGGAAGTTCCGTCAGAAAGTCTCGTGAGAGAACCGCTTATGTTGGTAGCTACAAGAGACCTTCTATCTCTGGCGAATTTGAGGTCCGAGGACGCAGAAAGAAAACCGAGATAGTTGTACTGTATCTCGGTGTCATAGCCTGCAGCAGAAAGTTGACTTCTAGGATTGAAAAGACCTAGAGAATCTCTGAAGCTGAACGCTCCGTTTACATACCTGATGCCACCAGCTGCAGTAGGATTATCACCGGGGGACCTATTTTCGAGGACTATGCCCTCTTCATCGGCCTCACCCGGTCTTCTATCTGGTGTCCTAGCCATTTCTTATTTCTTCTGTTTCTTTGACTTGGTCTTAGCTGTTTGATCTACCACTTCTTCTGATTGATTTTCTATCTGTGTTTCTTCAGTTTTTTCTTTTGGGGCTTCTCCGTCTGGTTGAGCTGATGCGTCTTCAGAAAGTCTTCTTAGTTTTATTGAAGGACCCGGGCGTGTTCCAACAGACCTTCCTGCAGATTCAGCTTCATTTGATTCTTTTGCCTGATTCTCTTCTTCGAGGCTCCTTTCGAGCGCTCTTCTCAAGAGTTGCTGTCTATTGATCTCTTCGTCTCTATATTTTTTTGCAATGGAAACTGCCTGCTGAAATGCGCTTATCTTTCCTGCTTGCGCCTGCTTGTTATTTTCAGCAACATTTGCGAGATTGACAATGTTGTTTCTTGCTCTCTCAAGGTAAGACTTAATCATCTTTGATACTTCAAGGTCCGTCTCTTTTTCGTCGAGATCCCTGTGAACAACCTTGACAAGATTCTCGAGGGAGACTGCAGCGTTTCTCAATGCGCTAACAGCTCCCTCTTCCCTATACAAATCTTTTGTTGCACTTTCAAGGGCATCGTCAAGACGATTCCCAAGTTCATTAACTGCTGTAAGTTTTGCTTCGGACTTTAATAAACTCATAACGCTCCTGCGAGATTTTTCAACATTATACAATTATCTCGCAGGAGCGTTAATTAGCCTACTTTGTGTTATGCTCTAACATAAGGAACGACACAGATAACATCTCCAGTCTTGAGCGGGAACTCAAACTTAAGAGAGTTGGCATCGTTACCGGCATAGTAGTCGTTGCCAGATCCCGGGTAGAGAAGCTGGCCGTTAAGATAGACGTCGTAGTCCGATCCGAAAGTTCCTGCATCCATGTAAGGAAGTGCTACGTCGACGTTTGAATCTCCCAAGGAGACGTTAACGTCTGCGTTAAGATCACTCTGAACGATTGAGTACACCTTTGGACGACGCTTGGCCTGATAGATTCCTTGAACAAGTGAAACTTCTCCAAATGCTGTTTCAAACTCGTCCCACTCGGCGGTGGTGTCAGTGAGCTTTATGCTTGTCGCTGCCCAGGTAGAACCGCCCATGTTACCGTCGCTGAGGAGAAGCTCTCCAGCTCCGAGGAGCTTGAGATCGTCTGTAGCTGTTGTCTCGATGACTCCGGCTGTCACACCGACGTCAATTCTCGTTCCGGCCGTGTTGAACTTGGCGCCTTCTGAGAAATCGACATCAACTGCGTTGATGTCGAGATAGTCAACGTCGGACGAAACAGAAACGGTCGTGTCGTTGCTGCTGTGACCTTCGTCGATCTTGAAGACTGTGGCATTGTTGCTGTCTCTAATTTCCCAATAGAAACCACCGTTGATGTCGAGAGTTGCGTTATTTGAAACCTCAACCGGCAAAGTTCCCTGGTTGTCATAAGCGTTTTGACGTGTCGTTGCGCTCGTCGAAGGGACGTCGATCTCAGCGCCGCGGAGGAAGTCCTGCTCGTTGAGGTCACCGAGGGCCTTACGAACAGTTGAAACGTAGTTGATTACTTTGTTCTGTATCGATGAAGCAGGAGCTGCTATGAGGTCGTTACCTGCGACTGGGTCGACCATAACGAAAGATATCTGAGCTCTCTTGTCAACATCGTTGAGTGTGTGTCCGTTGGCGCCGTCCTCTGTCTGGAGGAGACCGTAGATGATGCTGTTCTCGTGAAGGAGCGGATCTCTGTTGGATCCTGTCACAATCATCAAGAGGTTCTTGGGGCTAATTGCAGTCGCGCCTTGAACTTCTGCGAGAGAGTGTGTACCAAAGGTTCCTGGGTGCTGAACAGCAACCGATCCTGTGAACTCCGTTGCGCCGAGAGCAACAACTTTTCCAATTCCGGCTGGGTTGGGAGCCTGCGTTGCTGTCGAAAGAATGACCCAGTTCTGTCCATCAGGAACTGTGACGTCAGAGACGCTGACGTAGCTTGTGAGAACTCTCTTTCTCTCGAGGCTGTGAAGGTCGTTGTTGAGAGAGTCGATACCGCGCTGTCTTCCGTTTTCGAAAGATGTCGGTGTGTAGATGTTGTCATACCAGTTATCAGAGGGCATTGTGTCGCCGTCTCTGTTGAGCATGTTCTGTATCTGAGAGCGAAGATTATTTAAGTCTTCCTCGAGCGATGACGCCGACTCCCACAAAACGTCTGGTTCGAGCTGATCGTCATAGACGTCAGAGTTTTTGATCTGAATTCCTTGCCTAATAAAAGTACGTGCCATGGCTTTCTCCTAAAATCGCAGTCGTCAGCGATTCGAGCTAATTATTATTTAGCTACTGAGTTTACACGTGATTTTTAGTAAGGATAAGTTGCTAACAGGTTGGATCCGACCTTAGGAATGTAATTCATGGTTATCGACTTGCCTGCCAAAGTGTAGTCTCCTATCACGCCTTGTCGCTGCAAAACACCGTCGACGTAAAGCATCAAAGATTCAGGAGGATTTGGAGTCTCAGCAAGTTCAAATGAATAGTTGACACCATTTGATAGACCGGAAGGAACGTCCATCCATTTGGTCGTAGTGGGTAAGAAATAAAGGTAAGGATATGTTGCAAAAATATTTGAATTAGCTCTAGGGGCGTAATTAAAAACAATTTGCTTGTTTGAAATGGTGTAGTCTGCGCTATATCCTTGCTTCTGAAGAACACCGTTGACGTATAAGAGAAGAGCTGATGGCGGCTCGGGTTTTTCCGCTAGATCAAAGACCATGTTTGCGCCGAGTGAGACATCGCCCGATGGGATTTCCATCCACGAAGTTTTTATTAGGACGTTAGTTCCGTAAGTCGTGTCGCCAGTGTTCGCAGCGGCATCGATTACTTCATTGGACATTCTGCCAACGTAAACAAAGGCTCTCGCAAAAGCAGGGATCTTTGAAGCGTTGTAGTCCTGTATGAAAAGAATTCCGTTGTAGTAGTCGACGTTCCAGTCGATATTGTCAAGAAGGGGTATTTCATCTCCAGCATTTCCTGCACCGTCATCCTTGAAGAGTGTGACGATATACGGATTAGGAGCGGTCTGAGAGAAAAAAGGCGGCAAAAGCTGAGCCTGCCCGAGAGTCTCATGAAGATATTTGAGATTGTCAAAGACTCCATTTCCAGACTTGGTATTGTTAGTAAGCGTCTGGTAATTTTTAGGGAATCTAAACATGTAGGCATGTGGGCCTGCTGTTTGAGCAGCTTCTCCCGAATCAGAACCTGATCCACCTCCCGGGTTATTTGCATCGTAAGTAGTTCCAGCCACGGGAACTAATTCAAATTCAACATACTCTACGCTTGGGAACGCTCCAACACCCTGCACCATATAGAGAGTCTGCGTTGGATTATTTGGTATTCTGTCGCCGAAAATGAGGTTAGTTGCAGCCTGAATGTTTGAACCGATGACCTCTTCACCGTCAATCTTTAGGTTTGAGGTGTGCGCTTTGCCCAGAAGCTTCTTCTGGGCAAATAGCGTTGCGCTTGTATCGGATTTACCTGCCATATCAGCTCCAGCTAATGCTTATCCTCTCGAGATATCCTGTCCAGTCTTTGTGAGCCATAATTCTAACAACAATTCTTTGAGCGCTCGGAGAAACTGTTCCATCAACTGTAACACCGTTGAAGGTACATGTATTAGTTGCACCAGCAGCAGTAACCGAAGATGTGAGGTCACCACTGAGACAGCCGGAATCTTCTGCCCAGTTACCTGATCCGGCGCTGGGTCTTGCAAGATCCATATAGCTTGTCTTGCCAGGAAGACTTATATGAACATATACATTTTTATTTGCGCCTAATATGCCTGAGTTGGGACCATTCTTGGCGACTATTGTTGCATCACCGTAGAGTGTGACTTTTATGCTGGGTCTGTCGTCCGTCGTGTTGTTTCTAAAGTATCTCAAATAAGATCTGTTTGAATTAACGAGAGAGCTGTAATCGACGTTTCCAGCAGGAGACTCTATAGATCCGCCCTCTTTATGGTTTCTAAAATCTCCATTCTCGCCTCCATACTTGGGTGCCATCAAGAATCTGTCATAGATGAGCAATCCTGTCGAATAAGCAGGATAATTTGCAACATCATTCATTGACACAGCGGAGTTCCAAGCATTGTAACCTGCAACAACAACAGACTGAGATGCATATGTAGTGTCAATGATTCTATAAGACTCTCCTGTAAAATAACATTCCGTATTCTCGTTGCTTCCTGCATTACTTGGTGTCCAAACTAACAGTTTAGTAGTTGATTGAACAGGAGTAGTGATGGGAGTCTTGAAGGGATGAACGAACGTCATTGCGCCGCCGCAGCCATAAGAAGTGGTGCGGGAGCCAGGCAAAGACTTACTTAATGTGAAGTTTATAGTCCCTTCAACTTCAATGTCTTCGTTCTGACTGTCAGTATTAGTATTTAGAATCTGCAAGCTAGCAGCGGAAGAATTAGTTGTTTTTGCGGAAGTTATACCGGGTCCACTCTGTACTATTTTTGCTGCAGAAGCATTGGTAAGAGAAGTGAATGATATCGCTGAAGCGCTGTTAGAATACACGTTTCTGTAAATGTTTGAAATCTTCGTGTGTATGCTACCAGAAGGAGAGTTGAAATATTTGACTCCGCTGACGTACGAGAAAGAATCGTCGCCAAAAATAGACAGAGAATTCTCACTTGAAGACATTGACGTAGAATCGACTTCATTTATCCATTCTACGTAGTTTGTGACTCTGTCGACAGCATCTACAGAATGAACCACTCTAAGATAATTCCATCCATTCCTCTGTTCAGCAGGTACAACTCTATATCGACCAGTGCGTTGTATCTCAGAGTATCTGGGAACTCCGTTGTCAAACATACCGGGAGACCAAGTGCTGACAGATATAAATCCAGAACCATTACCGTTCAAACTTGTTCCTGTACCTGCTCCTGGTGATCCGGCTCCAGAATAGCTCGATAGGTCTACTGAGTGAACAACACTTCCATTCACTTCAAGACGAAGAATTCCAATATTACCATCAGAAAAAGCATTATCTACATAGTCTCTACCGGGAGAAACAACAGCTTCGTTCAGATCTCCCTCCATTGTCGGCACAGAGGTAAAAATACCTCTCCTGAGATTGTTTCCAGAAGTAGCAGCACCGTAGGATTCATTTAGCCCTGTGGCAGGGAAACCAGCAGAAGTGTCTGGATTTGAATAGCCTGTTATTGACTTTGTAGAACCGAATGAAAGCACAGCAGTGGAGCCCAGATTGTCTGAGTCTATATTGTAGAGATCAGGGACTGGTGTAAGAGTTCCTGTACCTGCTCCGAACGTAACTGACATCAGCGATACGTTGCCTGTCCAGGTTGCGTCTGCTTCGATTTTTACGACAATGTATTCGTTGCTATCGATCGAAAGATTTCCAAGGTTTAGATAGTTTGTTGCATTTAACGTCGGGTTAAACGTAAGCACACCATTGCTTGTGTGCAAGCCTGCTCCATCTCCATAACTCGCCCCAAAGACATATGGTAAAGCTACATCCATCCATCCTGTCTTACCAGGTATTTTTACTGATATTTTTATTCTAGATGCATTCAGAGATGTGGATGATTGAACTATTGTAGACGAGCCATTCAGTGAAATAGATAGATCATACTGATTCGCTCCAGAAGTATTTTGGAACTTTCTGTAGAAAGTCCTGGTTCCCGTGATAGTCGAGTAATTGGGGTTGCCAGAAGGCCCATTAGACATTCCGAGAAAGTTACCACCATTCACTGTGTTCTTTGGAGAAACGAGAAGCTGATTGTAGAACTGCAAGCCATCAGCGTACCCAGACGTGCTGAGCATGTGAACGCTTGAGTCCCAGACATTAGAGGCGTCTGACACGCTAGATTGCGTGTCGTACGAACCTGCTTTAATTCTGTAATTTTCGGCCCTGAATGTCTCAAGTAAATTAGTAGAAGTATTTGTAAGCTTATACAGGAGGATCTGAGAGACAGAATATCTTCCACCGTTTACGATTGAAGCCTTGAGTGGATGTGTGACATTAACTCCTACTTCAATTCCACCGTTTAAAAAGTAGTCTGCACTTAGACTGCTTTGCGAAGATACGTTTATGATTTTAGTATGATCTTCACCTGCAGCTATGTCGATACCTGACCTTGACTGCGAAGGAAAAGAGTAGGAAAGATTAGCAGCAGCGTTAGAAGTATTTGTTGCAGTTAAAGTAATGGTACTTAGATCGTAAACATACTTGTAGGCGTTATAAACTTTTACTGCGTAACTGAGATTTCCTGCATTGTAGTATTCAACGCCCGAAAGTTTGGTAGATCCTGTGCCTGTAAAAGACAAACTTCCGCCTGAAGCTTGCAAGGTAGTAGAATCATCATCGTTGATCCATTCAACATAGTTTGTCTGGTATTGTGCTGACCCTACAACGTGGATAACTCTTGCGTAATTCCAACCTCTTCTTTGATCAGCAACACCTATCTGGTATTTACCAGTTCTATGCTTAAATGCCGGGAACTCTACAGACGTCGAGAGATATGCGCTTCCCGTGGAAGAAAGATTGACAAATCCCGAACCATTGGCGTTAAGGTGAGATCCAGTTCCGGACCCAGGAGCACCTGCTCCTATTCCGGGCAATGTCAAATTTATGCTGTGGACTAACGTATTGTTTACATACAGTCTTAACTCGCCTGCA